CAAGTCTATTCGTTCGCGCACGCGAGAACGGGGCGGCGCATCTTCGCCTGCCGGGGCGCGCAGGGCTTCACGCGACCCTTCGCTGAACGGTCGCGGGCAAAGCGGGGCCTGTTCTTCGTCGTGGGGTGGACGCCGTAAAGACGCGCCTGTTTAACGGGTTGCACGCCCGGAAGGGGTGGCGGTTCTCGGATTCCCTGCCTTTGGTGTTCTTCGAGCAACTGACTTCCGAACAGCGTGTCGTGCGCTACTCGCGAGACCAGCCGCAGGCCCGCTTCGAGCGGATTGTCGGCCGCCGGGCCGAGGCTATGGATTGCGTGGTCTACGCGATGGCCGCCCGGACGCTGGTCGGCGTGCCCGTCGAGACCCGCGAGCCCGAGGTTGCCTCGAAGGCCCTCGCACCCCGGCCGCCCGCCGTGGTCCGGTCGAAGTTCCTGGAAGGCGCTTAGGCCCGGTTCGCCAGAGTGTCGAGTTCGCGGCGGCGCCACATGGAGTCATACCACTCGTTTTCTTGCCGCAGCTTTTCGGCTTCCGTGGGTTTGTTCCTGATCTGGTCGGCCATTTGTTCGATCGCTGCGCGTGCGGCGGGGGGCATCGGCTTGCCCGACGGGGCCCACGCCCGCTCGAAGAGCCTGACGACGTGCCGCGCACGGGCGGCTTGACGTTTCTCGCGAGTGTTCACGATTTGTCTCCCTGGAGGCAGGTTGCGGTCACGTTCGGGCGCCGGTCGGGGGTCCGGCCGGACGCTCGCCAACACCCGCCCTCTTCATGCCCGTCGTGCTCTGCGCATCTGCGAAACGCTCCCCGTGTCAACGATGTTCCTGCCGTGTTCCTCTCAAGCCTGAAGTGAACTGTCCAATTTAATTGCATATTCTCAACAATCGCTCGCCTGCTAGAGATCGGGATCGAATCCCTGAATGCAGTGCGACCGATGATCCCCGAGACCCCCGAGACCTACGGCGGCATTTTCGCCGTCCCCGAGATAACGAAAACCGACGCGCCGACGGTCACCCTGCGCGCCATTGCCGCCGCGCTCGTCGAGCCGGGCACCGACCCCGACTTCCTGTTCGAGCGGATCAGGGGATACGTGCGTCACGGCTTGATCCACCCGGCCGCCCGCGTGTCGGGCGCCTTCGTGTTCCGCCCCGAGGCCGCCCTTGTGGCGGGCACGCTCCATCAGGCGGCCACGTTCGGCCTTGTGGGCACCGACCCGATGCGGGCCGAAGCGCTGGCCTCGAACGCCTTCAACGCCGCCGACCTCGGCGTCTCTGAGGCCGACATTCGTTCCGGCAAGGCGCCGCCGAAGAATTCCCCCCGCAGCCCGGCTGCGTGGGCGATGGCGCAGTTCCTGGGCGGCACAGCAGGCTTCGTGTTCCAGCTTGCGACCATCCACCACCCCGAGTCGCGGCACCGATTCTGGCGGGGGCGCGTTTTCAACACTGAGCACGAAGCCGGGCCGAACCTGCACATCCCTTCCGGCTACGTTCTTCGCGCGCTGCTGGCCGTGCCGCTTGATCCGATCATGGCCCGGCTTTTCCGGGGGCCGCGCGAGTGACTTTCCTGTCGCGCATCTTCAGCCGCGTCGCGCCCGCCGTCCCCGATACGGGGCGGCGGATGCTTGAGGCCGCCGTCGCCTCGAAACGGTTCCACAAGACCCCCGTGTTCGGCGCGACCGCGCCCGAGGTCCTGGCGGGTGCCCCGGCCGTCCGGGGGCGGGCGCGGCATCTGCGCCACAACAACCCCCACGCCGCGAACGCGGCCAGCATCTTCCGCATCGCGCTTGTGGGGGCCGGGGCCGTCGCGGCCTCGCCCGACACGGCCGCCGCGACCGCCTTCGCCGCCTGGTCGGCCCGCACGGGCTTTCCGGCGATGCAAGCGGAAGTCGTGGACGCGCTTTGCACCGATGGCGAGTCCATCGTCATCATGCGCACCGACACGGAAGGCCGCCTTCGCCTTCAGCACGTCCCGTCCGAACAGCTTGACGAAGGCATGACCGTCGATCTCGCGGGCGGCGGCTGGATCGCGGACGGCGTCGAACACGACGACACCGACACGCCGGTGGCCTACCACTTCCGCCCGGCCAGGGCGACCGACTTGTTCGCGACCTATGTCCCGCCCGTCCGCGTGCCTGCGGCCGACGTGGTTCACGTCTTCCGGCGGCAGGGGGCGGGGCAGACACGGGGCCTGTCGTGGTTCACGGCCAAGATTCAGGCGATGTTGACGGCCTTCCTCGTGGACCAGAACGGGGCCGGGGCCGCGTCGCCCTTCGCCGACGCCGACCTGTCGGAGATCAGCCTCGAACCCGGCACCGTTCGCGTCCTGCCGCCCGACTGGGATATTCGCTTCAGCACCCCCCAACAGATGGCCGCGTCCGTCGATTTGATGGCCGTGTCCCTGCGCGCCGTGGCTGCGGTCTGCAGATTCCCGAGTTTTTGTTGTCCGGCGACATGCGCGGCGTGAACTATTCGTCCGCGCGGACTGCCCTCATCCAGTTTCGTCAAAATATCGAACGAATCCAACACACGATCCTCGTTCCGTCGTTTTTCGATGTGATCTGGCGGCGCTGGCACGCCCTCGAAGCCCTGCGCGGCAGCGTACCGATGACTGAGGCGCCGACCGTTGAGTGGCATTTTTCGGCCGCCCCCCGGGTGGACCCGCTCAAGGATGCCGAGGCCACGGCCCTCCTGATCGACCGGGGCCTGATCTCGCGCCGGATGGCGGTGGCGAGCCTGGGCTACAGCGTCGAAGATATCGACCTCGAGATCGCCGCCGACCGTGCCTGCGAGAAGGCCCTCGGCCTGACCGTCGCTTCGCGCCCGGTCGACTCCGGCCAGAACCGGAGGGGGCCCGCCAATGACCGGCACGTCGAAAACATGGACGGCGGAGCGCAAGGCACTGGTGCGCGAGCGTGAGCGCGCTCGTGCGACCGAACTCCGCGAGCGCGAAGCAAGTGTGACCGAGGCCATCGCGACCATGCCGCGCCCGCGCTTGCGCCTGACCGCCAACCCGCGCTGCGCGACGCACGTCCGCGAGCCGGGCACGCGCGACCTCATCCCCATCAAACACGAAAGGGCACGCCGATCGATCGACTGATGCGTTCCGCCCCGGTCAAGGGCAACAGCTACGACCCTGCGACCCGGACCTTCCGGGCCGTCGTCGCCACCGAGAAACCCGTCGCCCGGCGCGACGGGCAGGGGCCTTAACTCGAAATCCTTCCGGCCGAGGCGTTCGACCTCACCCGGCAGAATCTGCCCGTCATCGACTCGCACGACTTCACGACCGTGCGGGCCGTTCTTGGGCGCACCCTGTCCATCCGGCCCGACGGTGCCGGAGATCGTTGCCGAAATCCAATTGTCGGCCGCCGAAGATGTTGCGCCTGTCGGCCCGCGGATCGCGGACGGCACCCTGACCGGCGTGAGCATCGGCTATCGCGTCGCCGGATGGACGGCCCGCAACGAGAGCGGCCAGCGGATCAAGACCGCGACCCGCGTCACCCTCACCGAGATCACCTTGACCAGCAACCCGGCCGACCCGCGCGCGGGCATCCGAACGAAAGGAAAGACCATGCCGAACGATACCGAAGAACTCACCCGCGACGCGCTGATCGAACAGGTTCGCACCGCGCTCGGCCTGCCCGAGGACTGGGGCGACGACCTGCCAGACGACGCGACCCCGGGCACGATCCGGGCCGCCGCGCGCGAGGCGATGCAGGCAAGCCAGACGCCGCGCGTGCGGATCACCCGCGACCACGCCGATCCGGACGTCATCACGCGCCGAAAGTCGGACACTATGGCATTTCGCATGGCGGGCGGCACCCTTCCCGACGAGGCCCGCGAGTTCGCGGCCATGTCGGCGCTCGACTTCGCCCGCGACGCCCTCACGCGCTCCGGCGAATCCGTCCGGGGCCTGAGCGCCGACGACGTGTTCCAGCGGGCCGGGACGCACACCACGAGCGACTTCCCGCTCGTCGTGTCGAACGCCATGAACAAGGTCGCGCTCGCGTCCTATCAGGCCGCCGATACCCCCTGAAGCGCCTCGCGCGCCAGCGGGTTCTGCCGAACTTCAAGGACTCGACCTCGATCCGGCTGGGCGATGTCGGCCGCCTCGAAGCCCTGAGCGAAACCGGCGAGATCACGGCCACGAGCCGGGCGGAACGCGGCGAAACGATGCGGCTGGGCACCTTCCCCCGGCGGATCGACGTGTCGCGCAGGCTGCTGATCGACGACGATCTCGGGATGCTGGGCGACATCACGTCGGCCATGGGCGAGGCTGCGGCGCAGACCGAGGCCGACATCATGGTCAACCTTCTGACCTCGAACCCGGCCCTGAGCGACGGCGTGGCCGTGTTCGCAGCCGCGCGGGGCAACCTCGCAGCCGCGCCTGCGGCACCGGACGTGACCTCCATCGCGGCGGCCCGGCTAGCGATGCGCAACTTCAAAGGTCTCGACGGCTCGACCTTCGTCAACGCCGCGCCGCGTTTCCTGCTCGTAGGCCCAACCCGCGAGACGGCGGCCGAACAGCTTCTCGCGGCCCTCTAGCCGGCCGACGTGGGCGACGTGAACCCGTTCACGGGCAAGCTGACGCTCCTTGTCGAGCCGCGCATCACGGACAACCGCTGGTTACTGTTCGCGGACCCGGCCCGGCTGGCCGCGATGCAGTATGCCTATCTGTCGTCCGCGCAGGGCGTCCAGATTCAGCGGCAAGAAGCGTGGAACACCCTGGGGATGTCCTTCCGCGCGTTCCTCGACTTCGGAGCGGGCTGGGTCGACTGGCGTGGCGCCTACATGGTCCCGGCGGCCTGACCATGCCCCAGGAGTGGCACATGAACGCCCTGGTGCGCGCGCGCGATGAACTGAAGGCCGCCCGGTATTCGGGCGTCCGTCGCGTGCGCGATCAGAACGGCGAGGAGATTGAATACCGTTCCGACGCCGAGATGGCCCGCGCCCTTGCGACCATTGAGGCCGAGATCGCCGCCCTCGCCTCCAAGCCTCGAACCTCCTTCACCTTCAAAACCTCGAAAGGACTGTGACATGAAGACTTTCGTGCAGCCGGGTGACACCCTCACCCTTCCGGCCGCCCCCCATGCCGTCGCCTCTGGCGCGGGCTGCAAGGTCGGTTCCATCTTCGGCGTCGCGCAGGGCGCGGCTGACAGCGGCGCGGCCGTCGATCTGGCCGTCGTCGGGGTCTACGACCTTGCGAAGGTCTCGACGGACGCCTTCGCGGTCGGTGCGGCCGTCTTCTGGGATGACATGGCCAAGCTGGCCACGTCGGACGACGATGGCGGTGACAACATCAAGATCGGCGTGGCCGTCCGCGCGGCGGGCAACCCGTCCGCGACCGTGCGGGTCCGTCTCAACGGGGCGTTCTGACCGATGGCCACCATCACGCCCGCGACCCTCGAACGCCTGCGCCGCGCGCACGCCAAGGTCGCGCGGCTGGTGGTGGCCGACCCCACCGATGTGCCGGTGTTCACCCGGCTTGAGGCCGAGATATCCGAGGCCGAGGCCGTGCTGTCGGGCGACGTGATCGCCCGCGCGCGCGCCGTGGCCCGTCAGAGGGCGACGGACTGCACCACGGCCTGAAGGTGTTCCAAACTGGCCCCTTGGCCATAGCGTTCCCGCGTCAGGCGATGGCCGAAGAGGTCTCGCCTGATCCTGTCATCCACGCCTGCCGCAAGCATCCGGTCCTCGAAGGAATGGCGCAGGGAGTAGAGCGTATGCCCCGGCGTCTCCATCAACCCGTTCTCGCGCAGATACTTGTTGACGGTCGCCGACAGGGCCGGGTGTTCGGAATAGCGCGGGAAGCCGTTCGGGCACTGGCGGAAGGCGTCAAGGCTCACCCCGGCAAGCGGGATCACGCGACGCGCCTAGGCCGACTTGAGTTGCCGCCCCACGGGTTCGATGGCGATGTGCGGCACCTTGTGGTCAAGCCTGATCTGCGCCGCCCCGAGAGTCGCGCCTTCCGAGGGGCGATAGCCCGTGTTGACCATCCCGAGAAGAATGCAGCGGGCTTCCGTGTTCAGGCCGTCCAAGGCCCCCTTGGCCAAGATCCTGTCCTTGATCCACGCGACGCTGAAGAGCGGCCGGGTGCGCTTGTCGCCTTCCTTCAACGCGAGGTTGGACAGGGGCAGGACAAGCCCAAGCCGCTTCAGTTTGTTCACCGTGCGCCAGACGACGGCGAGATGCGTGAAGTCCTTGTTGGCCGAACCGGGCGTCAGGCCGTCCGCTTCGATCTTGTCGATCCACCACTGGCGGAAGTCGAGCATGTCGTCGCCGGTCACGTCGGCCAGTGCCTTGTCGCCCACGACGGCAATGAAGTTGGCCTTGGCCTTCCTGAGCGGATTCCGCCAGCGGCGAAGCTGGTCTTCGCTCTTGCCGCGCGTCTTGTCGGCGGCCAGCGTCCAGTAGAGTTCCAGCGCCCGGCTGACCGTGATCTTTGGTTCGGGCACGCCCCCGAGAATCGCCACCGCCTCGCGCCTGTCGGGCTGGCCCTTCCTTTCGGGGATGGCCTCGATCCGATCAAGCAGGGCGTCGCGCGGCAAGGCGGCAACCTGCCCGATGGCCATGGACCGGAAGCCGCGCACGGCCGCGAGTTCGCGCGCCGCCTCGAAGCGACGTTCGGCATCCGAGGTGTCGCCCGCCATGCGGGCCTCCCAGCCGTCGAGCATCGCTTGCCACGCGACCGGGGCCTTCGCCCTGGCGACGCTTTCGGAGTCGGTGTGCAGGCTGATCCAGACGGTTTCGCGCGGTTCGACCCGCCGGTAGCGCAAGGGGACACGCTTGCGCAGATGGCAGGTGGACGCGCGCTTGACGACCGTCACGGGCTGCATCTCCAAGACGGCCTTGGGTGCAGATTGTCCAGCACTTTGTGCAGCAAAACAAGCCGCATCTTCACCCCGGCCCCCGTCGGATCGCTGATTTATCGTTTCGGATCAGGAGCTTGCGGGCTTCTTGGCTTTCGGGAACTGGCGGAGAGAGCGGGATTCGAACCCGCGAGGCGGTTTCCCGCCTACACACTTTCCAGGCGTGCGCCTTCGACCGCTCGGCCACCTCTCCTGACGGTGCTATATCAACTGATCTCAAGCGACCGCAAGTCGACTTGCCGCTGTGCCGATCAGTGTCTGGCCCTGCCCTGTCGGCCGCAGCAGGGTGCCCGGCCGGGGATGCGTCCGGTCCCGGTCTTCGTCAAGGCAGTTGTCGCCTGCATCCGCTTTCGCGCTGCGTGGTTGGCGGGCCCGGCGAGGGGTCGCCGCCGCCCGCTTCACGGGGAGCGCGTCGCGGCCCCATGGCCTCTGCGCCCGGCTTCGGGTCGTTCCGGGTCGAGCCGGACCGCGCGGATGGAGTGCCAGGTGCGCGTCCGGCCTGACCGGCGCTCCGGCCGTGCGGCGCGAGCCGGTGCGCAGACCGGATGGCGGCTGGCCATGAGCGCTCGGTCCTCGCCGCGGTGAAGCGGGTCGGGTGTCGCGCGGATCGCGCTGTGGCGATGCGCGGTGTCGGACCCGTTGGCGAAGCCCCGGACCCGGGCGCGGGTCTTC